GCGTGCACGCTCCAGCCTGCACGCCATGCAACGGCCGCAGGGGAGCGAAACGGGGTAACCCGTCGCGCTCCCCCCGTCCCCGAAGGCTACCGCTTTCGAGACCGCATCACGGTAGCCCGTTAGCGGCCGATTGCAACTCACAGGCGATAGCCGCCCCGCCCTGGACGCTTCACGTTCTGACGGGGGGTGCGCTTCGCCTGAGCGCGGAACGTCCTCACGGACTTCCGCTTGTTTACCGCTCGCCTCGACATACTCTCACCTCGCTTTTTAAGGGTTCACTTCGTTCACCCACACGACCCATGGTAGGGTCGTAGCACTTCCACAACAAGGGGTTGGTGTCAGTGCGCATACGTAGTAACAAGGGAACTACGTATGCCCCCCCCTGTTTCCCCCCCGTTCCCGGGGGGGATGATAGCTTATCAGCATGAGCTGTAGCCCAGATAACTGCGGCTATTCTCCGCTCGCTGCGCTGCGCTCTCCGATCGCGCACGCGCGCGCGCAAACAACTGGCGCGCACGCACGCGCGTTGGAGCGCGTTCCGCTGGCTCGCGGGTCGCCGGCAAAGAGCTACAGCAACGCCTCACTTTCGTTCGGCGACAAAAAAACCGCTCCCAAAAGAAAACCGGCCACCCCCGAAGGAGTGGCCGGTACCCGCCCCACGGGCGGGAACTCTCTCCGCTCTCTTACACTGCGGGAGGCTGTTCAGGGGAGGGTTCGGGCGGCGTTTTCACGTCCGCCCCGAATACCTCTTGCATCTGCTTCGGCTTCGCCGTCTGCACGAACTGAATCAGCTCCGCAGGACTGTTGTTGAAATGCTCCCGGATATCCGGAGGCAACCTGTAGAAGCGCTCCCGAGCGTCGCGCACCTTGGCCACGGCCCCCTCGAAGTCCTCGATCCCGGCGAAATCGCCGTACACCCCCTGCATGTTGGCCTGGGGGAGATTGCCGGTTACTCCGAACCGGCGAACGATCGTGTTCACGTCCACCTCGTTCTTGAACTGCTGTTGAGTGGCCAAAGGCTCCCCGGGGAGCTGCGCCGTCCTCTGACGGCGCTCTGCCGCTCCCTCCAGGTCGCCGGCCACGTACCCACGCTTCCGTTCCGTCATCGGGGAAGTCCCCTGTTTGAGAGAATTTCGAACAGAAGGCGCGCGGCTGGACCCCACGCGCCAAGCTTCTGGAACTCCTTTTCCAACGCCTCCAGATTCTCAGCTCGCGCTGCGCCGGCCTCGTCAAGAATCGCTCGAGCTCGAGCAGCTCGAGCAGACGAGACCTTGAGCTGGACTTCTTCCTTCGCGGCCGCGATCAGGTACTTGCGAAGATCCTGCGCAGTCGCCGCCTGAGTGTTGGTAAGACCGGTACGCGCTGACGCTTCCGCCGCGCGACCGGGTGCAAACGAGCTGATCTCGTTTGCTTGCGTCTCAGCGAGACGCGAGGAGGAGCCGAGCTCACGCGCCTGTGCCTCCAGGAGCTTGATCTCCGCATTGGCTCTCCTGACCTCCAGGGCGCTACCCGCGCCCCGTCCTATGTCCTGCATTTCCCCCACAGGGGCCCCACCGCCACCACGGGCGGTATGAATCGGGTTGATCCCTGCTGCCTTCAAGTCCTTCACCTCGCGCTGATGGGCCGTATCGGCCCTACGAGCGCTCCAGATGTTCTGGGCCAGTGTCGTCCCAGCTCCGATCAGCGCAGCCGTCACAGGGCCACCAGGAAGCGCAAAGCCGCCCGCGCCACCAACGGCTCGGGCCGCTGTCACCCATGGCGCATCCTTGCCGATCTGAGCCACTACAGACGACCCGTCACGCCGGGAATCGAGAACATCGGCATGCACCGAACCCACGTGTAGTGGAGGTTCGAATCCCACAGCAACTGCTCTCCCTCGATCGTGTCGACCTGCAGCACCCGGTCGACCGGAGGGTCATGCTCGATGAACGCCGAGTTAAGAGACGGCCGAGACGCCATATGCTCGGCCAAGTGCCACTGATCCAGCGGCGTAGCGCTGTGAGACTGGAATCCGCCCGTGACCATGTTCAGCGGCATCTTGTATTCTGCCCACCGCTCCTGGTAACCGAACACCGTATCATCGTTGGCCGAACCGTCCACCCACAGCTCACGAGACAGCACCGCCTGCTCAGGCAGGTTCGCGAGCGCAGGGACGTAGATGTCGTACATGGTGCGCCGGTGCCACATCCTGTGAACACCCGCCTGATAGCTCTGCTCTGCCGTCACGCACAGGAACCCGATCACGTGACCGTGCTCCGTGAACGACGAGCAGAAACCATGACCCTGCACAACGCCGGTCCCGACCGCCGCCAGCTCACCCAGCACCGTAGCCGAACCCGAAATGTCCGACGCAGACGTCTGCGCGACGGGGTTGATGTGAATGAAAGAGCGGCCACCTCCGAGGTACTCAGGCCGCTGCAGACGCGCGTCCTCAGGATTCACGCCGAACTGCTCGCGGACCCACTCCGCGTACCGCGTACCGCCGCGCGCGTTCTTTTCCATGAGGTGCTGGAGCTGCACCGCCGTGCGCAAGTCGTTCACCAGGAGCCGAATGTCCGGGAAGTTTCCCGCACCCACTCGCGCGAACAGCGTATCCTCGTCCGTCCGCCACGCGCTGGCGTACGTCACCGTCCTCGACCCGGTCTCCAGAATCGACGCACCCGTGCCCGGGGAAGTCCCTGACTCGAAACCGAGACCCGTGATAGGCGCTCCCGCGCCCTGGGTCCCCATCGAAAGCGAATTCGCGAACTCTCCACCCGGGGTGAAGATGTTCGTATTGAACGTTGTCGTAGCTGCGCTGCCCGTCACCGGCTTCTGCGGCCACGGCCGGCAGCTCGTGAAGTAGTCCGGTGGCTTATTCCGCCGCAGCAACGTGTACTGACCGATCGTGTCCGGACCGTCGTCCGTTTCCACCGTCACCGGGTCCTGTAGATCCTGATCCCGGAACCAGTCGTTCCAGATCAGGTTCATGCCGCGGAAAGGAAGGGCGTTGATCGTGTACGTGTCCGCACCCGCGGCCGCGATGATCCCCATGTAATTCTCAGGGGTCCCCACCGTCGCCGAGGTGCTCGCGATCGAGATCGACGGAATCGTGAACTGCGTTGAATCCGCCGTAGTGGCCTGCTCGCCCATGAACCTCTCCCAGTTGGACCACACCAACCGGTTGGGCACGAAGAAGAAGAACGAGTCCAGGAAGATGTTATCCATGATCGGGACCAGCGGCGTAGCCAGCCTGCAAAGCCCCGTCATATCAATCTTCAATGAATCGCCCGGCAGAATCTCCTCCACGAAGAAGGGGATCAGCTTGGCCATATCGAACGTGGTTTTATAGCCCCGCCTGTACTCAAAGCGGGACCGAGGAACGTCCTGGCGAGCGCGCATTGAGAAGCCGCTCGCATCGACCATCCGTCTGTCAGGCATCCGGGCCTCTTGGCGAACGTTTACGATTTTCCTCGCGCTGCTGCGCAAGGAGGAGGGTCTCCAGGTTGATCACCAGCACGGGCGGCCCGCTCACGCCGGCCAGATAGCCCGTTTCCAGAAAGAACTCACCCACACGCATCACGTCGAAATCTTCCGGATGCTGCGCCATCATCGAGTTCGGCGAGCTGCGCACACGGTCGCCCAGCTCCCGCAGCAACGTCTCATCGTTCCGAGCGATCGCGGGGGGTCCGAACTCCCGCACCTTGCGGTCGAACAGCGAATACACGCCCATGCCGAGCGCAGTCACCGTCCGAAGGTCCTCCACCAGCTCGCGAACATCCGGGATCCCAACACCTTTCAACTTTGACATACGGCACACTCTCCATTTCGGGGTTTGTTTGGTTCGCATAATACATATTGGGTCATGCTAAGTCCCTCGGACTCCAGAACTTAGACCGTTCCGCGAGATAATCCTCGCGCGCCGCCCTGCGGCGTTCGCTTCTCTCCTCGATAGGCAGCTCCTGAGCTTTTAGGAATCGCTTGTGTTCGATCGCCTCGACCTCAAGCGGGTCAGCAGACGCTTTAAACTTCTCCCAATAATAACGCGGCGCTTTATACGCCCGTCCGGCCTGTACGGCGCGATCAAGCGGGTATAGATCCGACGCAAAGCGATCGTACCACCAAGCGCCGATACCAGGGTCACGAGACATTTGGACGAACTCGCGACGACGAGACTCAACAACTTCTCCAGTAGAGTGATCCACCACGTCATAAGCGGAGTCCGCATTGCGTCCGTACTTTTTCTTGAGGGTGTAACCCGCCACATATGCAGCGCTTTCCGGGGTCACGGTCCCGATGTGCGTCAGACCGTTGCCCCAGAGCTTCCCCAGAAGCTCCGAGGTGCTCTCACGTTCCGTGAGCGGCACCAAGTCGGGGAATCGAGTGTTGAACAGGATTGCGTGCCAATGGGGCCGCTTCCGCTCTGCCCCGTACTCTCCGCACACGAAAAAACGGATCGGACGGCGCCCCTCGATCTCCGAGACGCCGTCCAGCTCCTTCCGGAGCTTCTTCATGAACACCTGGAAATCACGATAACGAAGGCC